CCACACAACATGTACTACAAATTAAAATTGTAGTACACGGCGTCTGACCAACGCCGCCAGTCGAGCCGTAAAGCCCGACACTGAGGCGATAAGTTATCCCAATTAGAGATAATCTTATGCTTTGTTATATACCGCACGACCCTCTGCCTGAGGGCCATACGGTAGCCTCGGATGTCACCATGTAAGAAGGCCAGTTCTAACCCTTCCGGGTTAACGTTTCGTTCTGGTTCCTTACACTCCATAACGATGGCACCCTCTTTTGTTACAAGAAGCGTAGCAGCTTTCGCTACCCACTTCTTATACCGGAGGATACCGTGACCAAGGTGTTGTAACCCACGCGCCGTGTCAAGTGGCACGTGAACACCGGAGTCGTCGTTAGAGCAAGGCGGCACTAGCAAGGTGCTGCCGAGCTTACGCAGATATTGCACCGCTTTGGGTACATAAATCCCAGTCGCAGCGCTCCATCTGTTTAGGAGATTAATGGCAACAGCGATATCCTGCTTAGTATGGAGGGATTTTACATAAACCCCCCGACAGTGACGACCATTAACATAGTCACCACCACAGGACTCGCGGAACGGCCCACTCTCGTAGGTCTTGTCGCTGTTTACCTTGAAGCCTAGTAGTCCAAGCAACCGGACTGTAGTTCTGTAGGCCCTCTCGTCGACGATAATATCGTCTCCGAAGACCCCCAGGTTTCTCTTCATAGGTTTACCACCAAATACGGGATGGATCCCGTGATGACGGTAGGCAGTGACAACAACGGCTGTAAAGATGAGCGTTTCCAAGGGGAAAGTATAACCGTTCCCCATGGTACTTATCATCTCTAGTACATGCTCCCGTCCGTTAGGAAGGAGTACCTTGGGACTTCTGAGTAAGTCGAGCCATCGATACATCGATGATGGCGCGATTTCCTTGACCAGTCCTACGGATACGCTGTCTGAGGCTGATTCTAGATCGATCGTTGCGAAACGACCAGTCCTAGAACCTCGGCGCGCAAGTACTTTGTTGATCTCCTGTTGGTTCGCGAGGTCGATTCGGAACATGCTTCGCAGCCTGTCCCGCATTAGTTCCTCGAGTCCCAACTGGAACCACATATTTACTGTAGGTTCCGTAGAGATACAACGCGCAGTCGTTACGTTCTTGTTCACAAAGCTGAGCTTGTTGCCTGCAACTATGTGCGTTCCATGTAGCTTACGGCGATGCCTCTCGGCATTTGCCCAGCGTACGTCGCGTTCACATAGCTTCTGCCAGGAAAGCAGTAGTCCCTGGCTGGTCGCTGACAACGGTGAGTCCCAAATCTTCGTGTAGAGGTCGGAACCTCGAGCGAAGCGGTTCATCCCTGAACCTAGTCGTCCTGCCTCATACAGTTGTGTGAGATCGGAAACTAACGGGGTTTCACCATCCGTATACCAGAAGCGGTACATGACGTCTTTAACGCCATTTATTAGCTCCTCGTCGCGGATATCAGCTGGCTCCATTGCGAACTTACCACACTTGTCATTAACTGACAGAAACTTGGTAAGAGCCACAGTACAGGCCTCCTCCGACGGAGAGGGTTTCTCGTTGAATTTCTTCAAGAGAGCCCTCCCTAAGGAGAATGCCTGGTATTGCTGTGGTGTCGCGTCGGGCCAAATTGGTCCTGTGCCGTTAAACGTAAAGTTTAACTGGTAAGGATCCAAAAGACCATTGAGGTCCTCTTGCAGGAACTTGGAAAGAGCGTCAGTCCTATCAGACATGATGTTTCCTCGTTGTGATCGTCAAAGTAAGTTTCTCAGCTCACGATGATCGAACTGTTTTACCGAACGGACAGCGTCCTTCCGGAGTTCAATCATCGTTGGGATTTGATCCCAGAGAGCACCAATGTATTCAACAGATAGCCCACGAACCGATGGTGCAATACCATGGTCCCAGGTCACCTGGAGAAGTCCATACTGAGCAATGACAGCGATCTCCTTTGTAGAGAGCGGTGCCCATACTGCAGTATTTCTCTCCTGCTCTTGAATCCACAACTGTTCCAGTATTGTTACAAGAACAAAGTACTGGTTGAGAGTAAGATTCGCCCCATCAACGGGGGTCGGATTTTGCGTCTTCATTGCAGATTCTCGATTAGTTGGATTGATTGGTGTCGTCGTTGTCGACGAACTCACTTTCGGGTCCCTGCTTGCTAGGTGACGCCCAGAAGTTTCTGTGCGCCACTTCACAAGACGGGGAAGACACATACTGCCGCAGGATTCCGAGCAGGTTATCCGAACGGACCGAACCAGACTGACAATATTCGTGCAGTCCGGCTTGGAACTCCGGTGAGGATACAAACTCGGTAATCAAGCTTTCTGCTGCAGATTGTGCGCTCATTGGAAACCTCCTAAGGTTGAAGGATCATCCTTAACAAGGTTAAGATCGACTCCTTGTCGATCCATGTAGCAGCCAGGTGGCTGTTACATAACGCCGTTACACAGAGTGTCACCAGTACCAGCAGACATCTGGTTAACGGCACCAATGAGCAAGGACAGGGCTGCGCGAACATCTTCCGCGTCAGCCGTGTCCGAACCCGCCGGCACGTCGCACTGCAGGGTAAAAACTGCAGTTTGAATGGGTTGGCCAGCCAAGGGCGCCACGCCCTTGCGGACAATCCACTTGTACGTGTTTTTCGGGACATTTGCGATCACCCCCGTGTTGATGTTCGGGTTGCCGAGAATCCTACCGATCTTCGGCCGCCAGAAAGTCAGCGAGAAGGGCGAGGCCACCGAGTGAGTAGAGACGCCAGTTTGGGTACCGCCTAGTGCGGTAACAACCCACTGTCGTCCGTTACTGTCAGGTGCTGTGTCTGCGGTCAGCGTATAGGTGGGGCTGGTCAAGCCCGTCTGTGCGCCGCCGGTAACCGGACTAGAAAGGGTGCTAATAGTCATGTTTATTTGGTCCAATAGGATTATTGAGATTGAGTAAACCCCGACTAACCTTAGCGCTTCAAGCTAAGGATACCATTGAGTAGCGCCGATATGTTCAGCCATTTGTTAGAAATATTCCCGTTCTCATCTAAGAGAGCAGGAACTTCAAATTGCGGGACATATGGAGCCATCGCAGGGAAACCAGCTTGTCGGAGGACTTTATGTACTGACACTTTGGCGACATGCGGATACGGGCACCAAAACTCGGCGCTTGGTAAGTACGCAAGAGTACGGGGATTGACGTGGCTGTGAGTTGTGCTACTTCGAGTAGTCACATTAACCCAGCCAAATTCAATTAACCTTATACTTGCCGCCTCGATCGCACTACCCACATCTGTGAAGTAGTCCACAAAGAACGACCAAGGAATTGCTTCCCAGGTCGCAGGTGCGATTGAACTCAGGTCCACCCCGAATAGATCCGGAAGTGCGATATTCCCGTCAGGGCGTCTATAAACATAGGCGCCTTTAAAGGTTACTTCAACCTTTTCGTGAATACGTTCATCGACCGTTACGGACCCGGCAGCTCCAGGGTAAATGCCTAAGACTAAGTTAGCGGTCTTGGTAGACGCCTTCTCAGCTACGGCGGATGCATTAAATCTAAGGGTTTCAACCCGTCGACCATAGTGCATCTTCTGAAGTGCCATGTACGCATCTTGGCTGTCATTGATCAAAGGCTTAACGCCGAAAGACCATTCAAGCCATGTGTCGGCAATAGCATTACGCAATGAAGCGAGTGCCCGCCTACTCTCACGAGAGATGCTTTCCTCTAAACCGCGTTGGTCCCGTCTCCGGAACCGTCGCTTAAGAGTGAGCATCTGTTCGAGTAGGTTAAAGCACTCTTTGCGCAGTCTCATTGTCGGCGATGCCAGCATCCTAACAGTTTCTCGCATTTCCGCAGCGGCTACACCACCTTGGAAGGTGGTGAAGTCCCTACGGACTTTCTTAGCGAACTTCTGTTGGGCTCTGGCTGTAGCCTGGTTAACAAGGAATGCATCAGGTGCGACAGGCCATGACGAAAATTCGTGACGCTGCCCGGAATACAGATGTTGTATTCCGGAGGTAGTGTAACGATACGAAAATGGACTGGCACTGAGTGCATATCGGATTCCATCCATGGCTGTAGTAACGGATCGCCCTTCGGCTTTCCGCTTCCTCCAGTCCTTGATGTTCTCCCCATAGACAACCGAGTTAACTTGCCAAGCGGTAGTGACCGACGTTCCTGTGGGTGCAGGGCTAACCTTGCTTACCACAAAACGCCAGTCTTCGCGTTTAGTTTCATTAGATTCAGATGTCACGTGGAAGTCCTCCTGTTACAAGGGGGGCTAGCCCTAATAGAGCGCCCGGC